GTTCTAAATTAATATTAGAATCATCTCCAACTGCACCAATCTCTGGTCCTGATCCTGTTGCAGCATTTGTAATATCAATGTGGTTTACTGCAGACCCAGTTGTTTCAAAAATTAATTGTTCGTTTCCATTTTCATCTCTGATACCGTGAGCATCATCGAAGTCTATCATGAAAGAGTTAGTATCTAAGTTACCACCTAATTGTGGTGTAGTATCATCAACTAAATCACTAGCTAATGATATTGTAGAAATATTTGGATTACTGCTATCATCTGCTTTTGCGTATGCAATTACAGTTTTACCATTTGTAACTGTAGCAGAAGTTCCTGTACCTGTTGCGTATTTAAATACAACGTTTTGAGATCCTGATGTTGCATTTTTTAAGAAATAAAAGTTTTGTACATCTAAAGGTATTGTAACGTTTCTAGATGCTGTAAGTGATCCTGTAAATTCTATAATTCTATGAGAAAGAGTTGCTCCTGTTGATCCATCAGATACAGTAAGAGCTGTATCTGCACCATCAGTTACTGCTTGTGTTGTATAACCTCCAGATATCTGTTCGACAATCTGTAAGTTTGTATTAGTTTTTGTTCCCCATGTTCCGGCATTTTCACCGGTTGCTTGAAGTTCTACACCTAAAGGTGTGTATGTTGATGCCATAAAAAATTCTCCTACGCTGCTACATCGTTATAACTTGTATTTGATCCAGTTGCAACATTCGAATATGAAGAATTCGAACCCGTTGAAATATTACTATACGATGTATTAGAACCAGTGTCAACATCGCCATAAGCAAATATGTCTACAGTTCCTACACTAAACGTTGCTGATAGTCCAGTTAATCCTACTGTAATATCTGTTAATGAAATTGTTCCTAAACTAGCACTAAACGATAGTCCTGTTAATCCTAAACCTTCTTCTACAGTTAAAGATCCTACACTAGATGTTATTGTTTGAGCTGTAGGTTGAATTAATGCTCCCCCTAATCCAACAATAGAACCCAATGTTGAAGTCATTGATAATCCAGAAACAAGAACTGTATCGTTAGGAATAGTTACAGAACCTAAACTAAATGTTGCTTCAATACCTGTTAAACTTGCTTCTTGAGAAGAACTTCCAACTGCTGTACCTTGTGATAAAGTTATTTCTTGACCAGAAATAATTACGGTATCATTTGGAGCAAATGCAGTTCCTTGAGATAAAGTTAAATCAAGACCTGTCATTCCAACAGTCATGTCGGCTACAACTGGTGTGCCTAACACAGATGTAATTTCTTGGCCTGTTAGACCCATAGTTACATCGTTAACTGTTAATGAACCTACAGATGCAGAAAAAGATACACCATCTATATTAACAGGAACAAAAGCTTCTCCCTGTGATAATGTTATTTCAAAACTTGTAGGTGTTATTACTTGATCAGGAACATCAACTGTACCAATGCTAGTTGTAAGTTGTATACCTGTTAAAGAAACTGAAACTGTTTGATCAGAAAGATCTCCCCAGCCGCCATCGCCACTCCATTGTTGAGCACCCCAACCCGTTTTAAGAGTTACGTCCTCATTCCATTCAGCTTGGCCCCAGGTAAACCTGCCCCATCCTGAAGTTGTCGACATGGTCGACCTCCTACGCTAATCTGATTATTGCTGCTGTCGCGTCGTTTGCAGGAAACTCAATTTTAAAAGTTCCATTACTTGCTGTTTTATCTCCACCGAAAGCAATAATTGCTACAGAATCTGTTGTGCTTGATCCACCAGCTGTTGTAGTGTTGTAAATCATTGCACCGTTTGCAGTGAAAGAAGCTGAAGTGTATGTAACATCACCAAAATCTGTGAATGCTGTAGTTCCTGTTAAACCAACTCCTGATCTTGTAAGAGTTGCACCTCCAGCTGTATAAGCTGTTCCTGATGTATTTGTAATTTCGTTTGAAGTAGAATAATCTGTTGTTGCTGCACCCAAAGAAGCAGAACTTGTAAACAATGCAAGTTTAAAAGTGTCTCCACCAGATGATGCAAAATTGTGTTTACCTTGTAAAAGTTCTTGTTTGAAACTTGAACATATTGCCGATGTTATTGCCATAATTTATCTCCTACGGGTTTGCTGAGTTAATCGGTATTCTAACTGCGCCGTCTGTGTAGTCGTCTCTTCGTCTTCTACCAACTTGCTCGTTAGCAAACTTCTGTACCTCTTGTTTATACTTATTTTCATATAGTGTCAACATGTCTATCGGACCTTTTAAAAAACCATAAGTTTCTGATAAACAACAATATAATAATCCATTAGGAAAATTAAGACTAATATAATTAGTTTGATTGCTAGACTCTAAAGTGTCTGGCATTTTATTGTAATGAACTCTAAATTTATAGGTAGTATTTGGCACTGGTGAAAAAGCTATTCTTCCAGATGTAGTATCTGTATTACCTGTTCCACCACCATACATAGCGTAATATTTAGGTCTACCTTGAGCTGCAGATGTTCCTGTAACATCTTGATATTCCTGCAAGTATGTATAATCTTTTTTCTCTAGCCAAACATTAGCTCCAGTAATCACGGCACTTGAATCATAAACTTGTATACCCCTAATAAATAATGCTCCTGCAGGAGCATTAATAGACTCTTGGCCAGCAACTAAATTACCAGTTTGCTGTCTTCGCTCTGCATCAATGGGCACATCTCTAAATATTCTATATTGTGAGTTTAAAATTATATTTTCTAAAACAGCGGTTGTTAAAACATTAGAATCTGTTTCTGTGTAGCTTCTGATGTTTGTAACTAAATCGTTATAACTTAATCCAGCCATTATGCTACTCCTGCTAATTCTCTACATTTAGGACAACGATGTTTATATTTATTGTGTTCATCACAAAAACCTTTTGTAATTTCTTGTTCTTGTTTTTGTCTTGTAGGTTTGAATATACCTTTGATCCAATTTAAAATTTTTTTAATCATCCTTCAATAGTAATAGGCCCAACGGAACAACCGTAGCCTCCTCCTTTTATACCACCAGTTGTAGCAGTATCTGAGTTAACTGTAAAGAAGAAGAAATTTGAAATTAAAAAGTCAGTTGTACCTCTTCCTGGATTTCCGTCTCCTGTATCAGGAATATATTTTCCTGTTGTAACAGCATATCCTGAACCTTGTCCTATTTGTGCACCTGTTATTCCATCAAAGTTAGGAATTGTTGCATAAGCAAAAACAGGATTACCAGCTGCACCACCAACTGGATTATAGGGTGTACCTGTACCAGGTGATATTGTAGGTGGTCCTCTAAATAAATAGGTTGTACCATTTGTTAAACCATGTCCTGGTGAATAAACATTTATAATTCCAGAACCTGCAGCATAAGTTTCAAAACCATTTTCTGCTATTAAAACAGTTGTAACTGGTTCTGTTCTATCACTTCTTACGTTTCTTAAGGCAATACCATCTGCAGAAAGAGGTTTTGGTTCTAGTTGTGGCTGCTTTGGTTCAAATTCAGAAACATGTACAAACGCACCATTCCATTCTCTAACCATTTCTCTGTATGGAAACTCCATACCAGATCGATCAGAAATTGCTTTTGCATGTTTTCCTGTTGCGTATTTTGCCATTATGTTCCTGGGTAATAAGCTTTTGGTGTAATATATGTACTAGAAGCCGAACCATCTTCTGCAAGAGCTCTTTGTAATTCATCTTCATAGTATAATTTCATTTGTTGAACTAATTGTGGTTGAAATTTTTGTGCAAGATAAAAAGCTAAACCTGCAACCATACAAGGCACAAATCTAAAAGGTACATCAGATGCATTTGTATAATCTCCTGCATCTTGAATTCTTTTTATATAATAGAAATGCATATCTTTAGATGCATTTGTAGAATCTGGGGTTGGATAAATACTAATACTAACATGATCAATAAATCTTTGTACCCAATATTGATTAGGAGTTCCTTTAGATAACTTATTAGAAAAACCTGCATAAGAAGATCTATCTACTTTTGTCATCGGACTATCTGATTGAGTTGTTTGAGTTCTATTAGATCTTAATTGTGCTTCAAGGACATCGGACATTCCGTAAACACCATTTGGATTTGATGTAGCACTTGTGCCATCATCACTCGATCTAAAAAATTTATATTCAGCTTGTCCTTCAACTAAATCAAGATCAAGTTCATCTATTTCCCAATAATGAATACCTCTATTACCCCATTCTTGAAATAAGATATTAAGAGATCGTCTTGCAGATTTAAGTTGATAACCTGCAACGTTCTGTAATCCAATACGTTCAAATGCGTCTTCTACTATTTCATCAATAGCAAAAGTTTTATCAAACGTTGTAGTGCCCGAGGTAGTATTAGCCATTTAACCTCCTAGCCAGTATATCCAATAGTAACTGATGTTGTATTGGTTAAGTCTAAATATATTCCAGTTCTACATCTAATACCACTTCCCGGTACATAAATGTCTAACCCTTCAGTTCCACAATTACCTTCGAATACTAAAGCTCCAGAATTATCAGTTCCATCATAAAGTTTGATGTTACTGTTAGCTACGCCTTCAACTTGAATATAAGTTATTCTTGCTGGTCCAATAAATGAACCTGAAGCGTCTGTTGCTTTACCAAATCTACCGTCAGAAGTTCTTGTAGAAAACTGTTGATCTGATGTTGCCATGTTTTGTTTCTCCTTAAAATTAATATGTGGGGCCGAAGCCCCACATTAATTATTTATTACGCGTCTGCGTATGGTGTTACTATTGTACCTGATCCAATCAATAAAGAATTGTGAACCATGTATGTAGCAGTATCAATCGCTGTGAAAGATACTATACTACCAGCGATTCCACCTTTTGTAGAACCATTCATAGTAATAACATCGTTAGTTGCAGCTGGTACGAAAGCTTTTTTCGCACCGTCGTCTACACCAATTAAGATTGCACCTTTGAATTTATCAGTACCGTCTGTTTTGATGTCCATATCAGTTGCAGCTGTTTCAACAAAAAAGTTAAAAGTTGCACCGATGTTGTTTAAGTTATTAAAGTCATTATCACCTGCTGATGCGCCATTTGCATTTACATTGATTGAAGGTAAAGTAAATTTACCGTCAGCATCATTGCAAAGTAAAATTCTACCCGCATGTGCAGCAACTGTTAATGTTGTGTCAGCTGTTAAGCTAACAGTCATACCAGGACCTGTATTTACAAAGCCATTTTTAGAAATGACCGGTCCTGAAAACGTAGTGTTTGCCATGTTATTATCCTCCTAGTTATTTGAATATCGTCTCTAGGCCGTCGACTATACGCGTCGATATTCAATTTATGTATAGTAAAGATATTATATGTTATTTTTTAGTAGAGTGCAAGAGAGCCTACGGTATTTATGCATTTCAGCAATGTAGCTTTTGATTAAGTAGCTACAGAAACTTGTGGAGCTGCACCTTCAACAGTATTCTGTCTGTGGGCAATAGCTGCTTCTTCCAGCTTGATCTTTGTGATGACTTCTTTAACTTTGTCATCGATCCGGACCATTTCAAGAGTATATCTACCATTAGATAGATGCTCCTGTTCCCACTTCAACTCCAAGGACCTTTTTACTTTGTATAGGTCTTGTATCATTAACAACCTCCTCATAGGTTATTCTATTCAACGGACCAAACATTCCCGTTTTTTCCCAAACTATACTATTTTCTCCAAGTTTGTCAAGGATTGATTGTTCCAGTGAATTCGGATCATCTGCTGACTCTACTTCAAATTTTGAGTAGTGGCCGTACGCATTTATTGTAACTAAGAATTTTTTCATAAGTCTCACCTTTTGTCTTGTAAATGAGGCGGAACTATGTCCGCCTCATAAATTACTTATTACGCTGCTCCTGATACTCCGAAGATACCTCTAGGGTCTGATACGCCGAAGCTGTATCTTTCTCTAGCTTTGTATCTAACGTTTCCAGTATCGAAGTCGCCTTCCATTGCAGTTGTCAATGGAGCTCTTGTGAACATTTTCATGCCATTTGGCACGTCTGTAATGATAAAGAATGCATCTGTATCAGTTAGGTAGTTGTTCACTCTATAACCTTGAGGAACCATACCCATAGATACGATTGCATTAATATCGTTATCAGCTGTTCCAGTTCTACCTTGAGATTTCATTAATCTCTCAGCTGTAAACTGAAGCTCAGAAGGAATGATCATTTTCAATCCTCTTGCTGCAACTCTTAGACCTCTTTCGTCAGTCATTTGACCGATGTCGATCAAAGATTGCTCTAACGAAGTTTCGTTAAGATCTGCTTGTGTAGTCAGAGTATTTTGGAAAGACCCTGATACAGTCGAGTGTGATGTACTAAATAAATTAGCACCGTCACCAGAAGTGAAACCACCACCGAAACCATTAATTAATGGTTCAACAGCTTTTACTTGTTTCGCATTCGACATAGATCTTGCTAAAGCTTTTGTATATCTAGACGCAAGTCTGTCATACAAATTGTCCTCGATCGCTTCTTCAGTGATCGCGAACGCTAAAGCTACTGTCTCGTGAGTGTAACGAGCAGTGAAAGTTTCTTGTGCTTCATCAAATGATACACCTGAACCTTCACCTTTTACTTGTGCGTTTCCGAATCCAGATAACATAACTTCTTCTTCAAAAGCTCTGTCACTGTTTTCAGCAGTATAAATTTCAGCATGCTGATTTTCATACCTTTTATATTCCAGGCCGAATAGTGCATTCAATCCTGGCTCTAGTTCTTTAACTAGTTGTGATCGTGATATAGCCATAATTTATCTCCTATTCTCCTATTACGATTGTAGTTCAATTAGATTAGCAACTACTACTACAGATCTGAAAGCCGCATTTTCATCGTTTTCAGGATCTTCTGCAGATCTTAATAATCTCCATGAAGCTGCATCTGCACTTGTGTCACCTATATCTAATGTCGCTGAAGATTTACCAGTAGTTGTACTACCAGCAGATACATTCATGTCATAAGTTTCTAAGTATCCAGATTGTGCTACTGCATCATCAGTCGCTACTACATATTGTTGTTGAGGGTTATCGAATACAAATGCATCGATATCTTCTGAGTTTGCTGGTGTTACTTGCACGTAATGATTTGCAAACGTCGGCTTTAAAGTTGTAGCCGCGTTATAAAATATTCCGTTTAGTACGCCCAAAATCGGAGTATCAGTTCCCTGACCTTCGACAATGTAACCAGCAGCAGAAGCAACAGCACCACCATTAAAAATGGTAGTTGCATAACCCGCATCGATTTTGTATTTGCCCTGACCAGAAGTCGCTGGAGTTGATCCAAGCGTTCCTGCAGCAGTCAAACCAAAACCTTGTGTGTTTCTATTTGCCATAGTTGTTTCTCCTTATGTACCTGCCCCGAAGGGCCTCCAGTACGGTTTATAAATTCAGTGATTGAAAAAATTATTTTTTCGTACCACCGAAGGTTACACGAGACTGCCTTTCAACATTGATCGGCATCCTCTTGTCTTGCTCCCTCATAAGATCGTTATTTACAGCATCGCTACGTTCTTGATGTCTATTCAACATATAGTCGTTTCTTTGCTTAACTATCTCATCAGGTACCTTCGCAAGGAGAAGGCCACCTACCCCAATTACCCCTTTGTATTTTCCTTCTTCAAGGACTGGATAATCACTTGCGTTTTCGACTTCTTCGGCACGAACTAATTCATAACCTTCTCTTAATTTTCCAGTTATGTTTTTCGTATCTTGAAATCCTACGACTTCAGCTCTAATCCATCTATACCTGAATCCATCAGGCGCAGGGGGTGCATCTAGAGAAGATGGTGGAACCCACACTTTAGGTCTCTCAGATTTTGACCGTGTTTGGCTCGCACGAGAAGTATTTTTTTCGTCTTTTGTCATGTTACGCTCCTTCCGTGTTTTTTAATTGTTTTGCGTATTCTTCGAGTGGCACACCTAATTTTTTAGCTATTGCTACCTGTGAAGATGTGAGTCTCACAGTTTTGCGACCAGGCTTTACGCTTCTATTAGCAGAAGCCACTGTCTGAACAGGGGCGGCCGTTTGCTTAGTTTCAGTATTACCAAATTTATGAGGAAAGTCAACTCTAATACGTTTGTCAACTTCAGCATAATACTCGTTAGAATTAGGATCGTACCCTTCTTTTTCAGTAAGATCCTTATGTATCTCAAACGCAGTATAAGTCATTGCTCTATCTGTTCCAAACCAAGAATTTTTAGAAGCCCATGCTTCAGCTCTTGGATCTGTGTTAATTGGTTCATCCATAGCAGGTTGATTTATATTATTTGCTTGAGAAAGTCGTTGTATAGGCTTCTCTTCCTGTACTTTTTCTCTACCCTCTTTTGCTTCCGAAAGTTTTGCGTTCTCAAATGCGAGTGTTGCAATTCTTTTATTAGCTTCAACTTGAGCTTTTGCATCACCAGATTCAATAGCCGCTGCTAATTCTTTTTGTGCAGCTTCTAAACCTGACGATATAGTTGTCTCAAATTTTTTAATATAATCAGAATCCGTCTTTTCAAAACGTTTTTCTAATATTTGTCTTTTTTCTTCTACAGCTCTTGCATACTCAACAGCAGCTTGTTCTCTTCTCTCTGCTTCTCTCATTTTACGAGTTAATTTTGCAATACGAGATTGTACACCTTTACTATAGTCTTCTAACTCACTATCATCTTTTTTTTCTTCTAACTTTGTTTCGCGTTCATTTTCAAATGATTTATCTGTTCCTTGTTCTTTGTTTTCTTCCGGCTGTTCAATTACAGCTTCGTCTTTTGTTTCTTCGATATCGATCGTAGCATCAGGTCCTGATGTATCGATGGGTACCATTTTTTTTTCTTCTGGCATAGTTACTCCTTCCTATGTTTAGAACTCATGCAAGATGTCCTCTGGACT